TCCCCTACCGTCGGATGCTGCGCCGGTTCACTGTGAACCAAGGGCCAGACGTGACCACTCGCCGTGTCATCGAGTCTTGTGGCGGTGCGGTGTGGAGCGTCACCTTCACCGGGGTCGCTGGCATTCCGTGGCAGTTCGGTGCGGAGCGTCCTCTCCTACAGGGCTATCTTGACCCCGTTGTCACCGACCCATGGGTACCGGGCGTGACGCCGGGAATCATCAACCCTTCGGTGCCGTGGCGTGAGGTCACGTGTGGTGAGGACACGTGGGAACCGATCTTCGATCCGCTGTGCCCGCCGCTGGTGGTGCCACCTGCTCCACCGTCGATCCCGCTGGGTTGCTTCACTCTGCCCGAACCCACTGAGACGATTCTGCTCACCAACTACGACACCAACCCCTCAGTCGAAACTGACACAACCACATGGGCAGTGCCTGCTTCCTTCGGCACTGGTGCTCGCCTGCTCTCCACTACCGCTGAAGTTGGGGAGTACGTGTTCCGAGCCACCGTGGGTGCTACCCCTCCGAGTGGCACAACCTCATGGGCGCTACAGAAGAATCACTTGACCACCGACCACATCCCTGCGGCTCCCGGCCAGACAGTCGGCTGGCGGATCAGGGCTAGAGTCGGTGTCGGTCAGACTCGCTCCATTCAGTTGCGCCTTCGGGAGTACGCCGGAGCCACCGCTGGTCCCAACACCGGGTTCGCCACCGCCAATGTGACGGTTACCGAGGACTGGCAGGAGTTCGTCGTCTCTGGCGTCCTGCCCGCTGGTAACGACGGGTTCGCCCTGTTCGCCTCCCCCAGCGTGATCGGGGAATGGGCCACTGGGAACTGGATCGAGTGGGACGCCTCTCTGCCGTGGCTCGACACTGACCCCGGCGAGAGTTCCTACTTCGACGGCGACACCCCCGATGACGAGTCCAACTCCTTCGACTGGACCGGCACCGCCCACGCTTCTACGTCCACCATGACCGGGATCGACGCCGAGTGGGACCGGCGCACCATCGTGATTCCTGCGGAGTCCATCCCACTGTGGGGCACCGTCTCCCCCGTCGTCACGCTGTACGCACCCGAGGACGTACGTACTGCCCGCTTGCGCTTCTACCCAGACCCCGAAGGGACTCTGGACCCGATCAACAACCCGTGCGTCTATGAGGCCGATCTGGTGGTCTCCTACATACCCGCCGAAGGGAGGCTCATCTTCGACTCTGCACTTCAGCAGGTGTGGGTTGAGACTGTGAACGGTCAGCGCCGCCGTGCTGACTCGTTGGTGTTCACCACGGACGGCAAGCCGTTCGAGTGGCCCGAACTCACCTGTGGCTACCAGCACCTACTGACCATGGACACGGAGGCTGGGACCACGCCGCCCTACCTTGACCTGTCGCTGGTCCCGAAGGTCGTCTGATGCCGAGAAAGACATTCAACTACTCCGGTGAGTGGAAGAAGTTCGTCGTACCCAGAGGCGTCAAGGTCCTCTCCTTCACCGTCCGGGGCGCTGGCTCTGGCAGCCGTCAGGGTGGCTACGTCGATGGCAGTATGCGGGTTCGTCCCGGAGACGTGCTGTGGATCACTGCTGGACAAGCAGGTGATCTGAGGTACGGCAGCGGAAACCGGAAGGGTGGCGAAAAGACGTGGGGTGGCGGCGGTGCAGGTGGCGATGGTCGCGGCACCGGTGAAGGTGGTAACGGTGGTGGCGGTGCCTCTGCTGTTCGAGTCCGTACCAAGAACGGATGGAAGTACAAGATCGTCGCCGGTGGAGCCGGTGGTACTGGTGGCGGGGACAACGACAACGCCCTCGGTGGGCGGGGTGGCGACAAGACCGGTGAGATCGGTAGGTCTGGGTGCGCCAACCGTGACCCCAGCACTCAAGAGTGCCTAGACCCACCAGAGGTATCCGAGGCTGCCACAGGTGGTACCCAGACTCAGGGCGGTAAGGGTGGTACCTCCGCGATGGGTACCGCCTACTACGGCGCACGCGCCGAGAACTCTCAGTATGGCCGCGCTGGTCGAGGGAGCAGCGGTCCTGCCGCCGAGCCCAACGTCCATGGTGGTGGCGGTGGCGGCGGAGGCTGGCGAGCCGGTGGTGGTGGCGCAGCAGGGAGGATCGGCTACTCCCCATCCACCGGTGGCGGTGGTGGGTCGAACTTCACTGGGGGGCTCTACAACCACACGTCTACTCAGGGTGGTGGGGGTACCGGCCACGGGCAGGTCATCATCTCGTGGGTTGACCCCAACACGGCGAACCAGCCTCCGGTTCCTCCGGACGATATCAAGATCGACGGCAAGCCCATCTCTGCTGGTCTGGCCACCAAGGCCACCCGTTCCGTCACACTCACCGGTACGCCGGACGACCCTGACCAGAAGCAGGGTGTCCGGCTGTACGTGCGGGTGTCCAACAAGAAGAACTTCAGCAAGGCTCGGAAGTTCAAGGGAACCTACGACGAACAGAACAAGCGCGACTCCGTTCGGATCACTGGGCTCTCACAGGAGACGCTCTACTACGTCCGCATTCACACACAGGACAACCACGGCAGGATCAGCCGCAACTATCGGTCCACCAGTTTCTGGACCAACCGCGCCCCGTCGTACGCCAACCTGATCTCCCCTCCCGAGAACGCTCAGTTCACGAACCTGCTGAACATCACGTTCATCTGGAACCACGTAGACCCAGACCCATCAGATGGACCCACCGGGTTCAAGTTGCGCTACCGCACGGCCAAGACTCCCAACTACCCGGCAGGACCATGGGTAGTGAAGGAGATGACCGGCACTTCGTTCGAGCAGTGGACGATGGCTGCTGGCACCTTCCTTGGGAACACGCTCTATGAGTGGCAGGTCAAGACTCGTGACCAGCAGGGGCTGTGGGGTAACGACTGGTCCGACAGCCGCTCGTTCTACGTCACCGCTGAGACGACCTCTCCGTACCTGAAGGAACCGGGTAGGGACGAGGCCATTGTTGCCGCTGAGGACAACCTGTTCGAGTGGCAGTACCGCCACCCCATCAAGGGAGTCAGTCAGGACAGGGCTGACATTCGGTACCGCGCTGTCGGAGCCGAGGGCATGGGTGTCGATGGCGACGCCGACGCGCCATGGACTGTTCTCACCGGAGACAGTGTTACCCCCGGCAGTGAGCACCACTGGCTGATCCCAGCCGACACGTTCGAGCCGGGGATCAAGTACGAGTGGCAGGCTCGCACGTACGCCGACGGCGATGCTCTCCCCTCGGACTGGTCCTCGTCCAAGAAGTTCTGGGCGATCACCGATGCCAGTTCTGACTCAGAACTGATCGACTCCGGCGAGCCTCAGCGACCGTTGGGGATCGGCAACAACCGAGTGTTCGTCTACGACCGCAAGGGAAAGGTGATGCGGGGCGAACTGACTCCGCTGGTCACTGTGCGCTGGGGCCGCAAGCGCGACGACATATCCCACTGCAACATCTTCATGGATGAGTGGGACAAGGAGACCCGTCAGTTCCTCGGGACGCTCCGGACATGGCGGCACGAACTGGTCGTGTTCCGCGACGGCGTGCGCGTGTGGGAAGGCCCCATCACCCGCATCTCCGGCAGCCGCACCAACCTCGAGATCGAGGCGTGGGACGTGATGGCCTACATCTATCGGCGCATCATGCGGCAGGGGTACAACGACTCCTTCCGGATCATCAATGGCCAGCAGGTCGGCATGAGAACGGTGGTGGACCGGGCTGCTCGGATCATCAAGAACTGCCTCGCGTACGACGACCCGAACCTGCTCGCGCACCTGACTCCCATCGACTACTACGACGACGCCCGCCAGACCCGCGTGGTGCTGGACTACACCAAGACGGCGTGGGAGGAGATTGACGACCTCGCCGCTCACGCCGGTCTGGACTACACCGTGGTCGGTCGGCGCATCGTGCTGTGGGACACCCACCGTCCCATCGGTCGCCTGCCCGAGATGCGTGACGGTGACTTCTCAGACTCCCCCATCGTGACCGAGTACGGCATGAGCGCGGCCAACCACTTCGGCGTCACCAACGGTGCCGGAGTGTGGGGAGCATGGGACGAGGACAAGAGCGACCACTCTGAGACTGGCTACATCGAGCAGTTGGCCTCGGCGTACGGAGAGTCCGAGGCTCCGGTCGCTGACGCTGGGGAACTCACTCGCAAGGACCGGGAGAAGTTGGAGGAGAACCTTACTGAACAGGCACACCGCAACATCGAGGGCCGCTGGCCTCCGCCGCTGGTGGTCCGCATCCCTGACAACTCCACCCTGTCCCCGGACCTGAACCTCGGGATCAACCAACTGGTGCCGGGTGTGTGGATTCCCCTGCGTGCCTCCAACACGGTGCGCGAAGTGGCGCAGTGGCAGAAGTTGGACTCCATTGACGTAGAACAGACGGCGCAGGGTGAGAGGATCACAGCAGTCCTGTCGCCCGCACCGAACAGCGGCGAGGACCCAGACTCTGGTGTCGAGACGGTGACGGAGTAGCAATGAAGATTCCGACCAGACCGGAGGACTACTTCCGGAACCTCGAGAAGCGCCTGTCGCGTCTCGAGCGTCGGCCCAACCGAGCCTCCATGGACACCGCTTCACTGCTCGGTCCCGGCATCGCCTCTCAGGCTGTGCAGATCATGGACTGGTCCTCCTCCGACGCGCTGTTCAACGGGTTCTTCCACAGCGAAGTCGGTGGGATCAACTCGCCTGACTCCACCCTGACGTGGACCGGGCAGGTGATCGCCAAGGACGACGGCACCGGGATGCAGCAGGTCTGGAACACCGATGGCCCCGAGACTCTGTACTGGATGCGGACCTACGCGCCAGACCCCGCCGATCCAAGCCTCGTGATCTTCTCTGAGTGGAAGAAGTTCGCCACCGCCTCCGGTTTGATCGGTGCCGACGAGATCGACCCGGACTTCGTGGACAACCTTCCGCCTCCGGACCTCACTGACGGTGCGCCGCCCACCGAGGCACCGGTCGTCACCCCCATTGGTGGCATCGGTTCGATGTTCTTCAGGTGGAACGAGATCACCAACGCCGACCCGGTGACCTACCGCCTGCATGTCGCGGCTGACCGCACTCCCCTGACTGACGGCTCCGATGAGGTTGCCTCTGGTGTCGGGCTCACCATGGCTTCGGTACGGGAGTTGAAGGACGGCACCGCCATCGTCGGTGACGGGTCCGTGGTCTACCACGCCATCGTGACCGTCGAGGACGCCGACACTGACCCTGCTGACCCACCGGTTGCGTCGAGTGAAGTCACTGGCACTCCGGCTCAGGTGACCGGTGCCGATATTGCCGTCAACGCGATCACGTCCGACCTGCTGATCGCCAACGACGCCGTAGTCGGCGCACTGAACGGCGAGTCCATCACCGGTGTCACCATCACTGGTCCGAACATCAGGACCATTGCGAACCCCACGCAAGGTATCCATCTGGACGCGGATGGACTGCGTGCGTACGCACCCGACAAGACCACCCCGTTCTTCGAGGTCAAGCCGTCCGAGGGTGTTGTCATCACCACCGGCAAGGGGACGTTCGACACCCTGACGGTGAACCAGCAGAGCGAACTTGGTGGTGAGACCCGGATCAAGTCGGGGTCGAAACTTCAACTGACCTCCGGCACTATGCCCCCGACCTCGGCCCCCATCGTGGGCAATACCTACGACACCGTGCAGTTCGATGACGACGGGCTCTGGGGAAACAGGTACGGCTGGTCTACTGACGGTTCCTTCTGGTACACCGCGCTGGACACGGGCAGTGGCTCGTTGATCGAGAAGTGGAGACCTGACGGCTACATTAATCTGTCGGTCGAGGGATACGACGGTTCTCCATACGAAGTCAGAGGGTCGGTCGTCGGAGGGGGGCACCTGTGGACCATCGCGGTTCAGGACGGTCAGTGGGCTGTGGGACGCCACTCACTGGACACTCTCGAACTAGACGCTTGGATGGGATGGTGGAACCACAACGACGGTGACACCAAGACACCGGCTATCGCCTACGACGAGGCGACGGGTCACATCATCATCGCTCAGGCTCGGCCCACACACCCCACGCTACCCGGCTGTGTTCGCATCCGTAGGTACACCCTCGACACATCAGGGCCAGAGGTAAAGCCACTGGTTGCTGTCCCCAGCGGTTGGTACGACACCACTGAGACCTACAACAACCCCCTCTCTGGTCTTTACTTCGGCAGCGCCGACTTGGGTGCAGATCGGTATGTCCTGACGAGTCGATCCTCGGGGGCTTACAGGTCGTACATTGGTGTCAACCCGACTGCCACCGAGCAACTGACTGAACAGTGGCAGTCCGGCATGGCAAACAAGGTCGGGTTCACCTACGCCAGTAGGTCTGCCACCATCACCACGTCTGCCGGATCAGCAACGGTCACTGCCGCTGTTGGCACGTTCGGCAAGTCTGACATTGGCTCTGCGATCACTGGTCCCGGCATCCCGGCCAACACGATCATCACCGCTGCACCCACGTCCTCCACCATCTCTATCTCCAACTACGCCGATGCTGGTGCAGGAACTGGCAGTGGGACATTCTCGGCGTGGAAGTCCATGGACAAGGAGGGCTTGCTCCGTACCTACACCCAGCAGGACAAGTTCGCCAGCATGGCCGCTGGGGAGGAGTGGAGGCGCGAGCGTTGGGTCTACTGGACGTGGTACCGGGGGAGCGCTCCATACGAGACGACGACCTCGCCGCCTCAAGCCTTCATCCAACCGAAGCGGTCGAAACTCACTGTCACTGGACCCACTGAACTACCCACGTCGCCGGGTGCCACTGACCCTACCGGCATCCGGTTCTACATCAGCACGTCTGAGAGCAGCGCTCGGGCTGAGCCTCCGCGTACGTCGCAGCACCTGCAACTGGGTCAGCCCAACTCGCCCAGTATCTCGTTCGTCTACGACTACATCGGAACCTCGGGCGCTGCGCCTCCTGACCCGACGAACACGGCGAGGACTGACGCCTTCCCTGACGCTGTTCCGTCAAGGGTGATCGGAACCAAGAAGCGTTCAGACCAGATAACTCCACAGGTCAACATTCCCGACTTCGGTGCCGTGACGCTGGACGGGTTGATCCCTCCCGGCTACATCGGTATGTGGGCTGGGTCTACGGCTCCTGCCGGGTGGGCCATGTGTGACGGCACCACCAAGAGCCGAACGCTCGACCGGCCTCTGTACGACGCCATCGGTACCACCTACGGAGCAGGTGATGGGTCTACCACGTTCAACCTGCCGAACTTCAACAACAAGTTGCCCATCGGTGCGGGCACCAAGGCACTGGGTACCACTGGTGGCAGCGAGACCAAGACCATCGGCGTCAACAACCTGCCTCCACACACGCACGGCATCAACCGTGCAGACGGCACCGGAGGTAACGTCACCAACGTGGCGCGAGGCAGTGCCACGGCGGTGGGCGACGCAACAACCGGGAACGGTGGGTTCGCCAACGATCCGCTGAACATCATGCCCCCGTGGCTCGCCATCAACTACATCATCAAACTCTAGGAGAGAGTCATGTCGTACCAGTCAGTCGTAGAGATGGCCGGGAACAACTCCCTGATTCAGCGCCTCGTCGCTGCTGCCGCAGCCGAAGGACTGAGCGAGCCTCTCGGTTGGGTACAGCAGAACATCTGGTCTCTGGTCAGTTCCCCGGACTGGGACGACGCATGGGACTACGCCAAGGGCGCGTACACCCCGGACTACAACCCGGACTTCGGTGCCCGCCCCGGCGTCATCAACGACAACATGATCCTCGCCGCCGTGCAGGCGCTCATCGCGGAGCAGAACCCGCCACCCGCGCCGTAGTTCTTACTCAGAACTGAACACGTAGTCTGGATACATGATGCACACTGTCCCCACTGCGAACGGGCTGCGCCGCAAGGACGTACCGATCAAGGTGCTGCGCTGCATCGCCTATGGACTCATGGGGGGAGCGGGTGTGCTGCTGATGTTCTCGCCTGCGTTGAGGCATGACCTCGGGCCAGTGGGCTTCCTCATGGCGATCTTCCTCGCCGTGGGCGGGTTCGTCTCCGGTGCAGGAGCACTCACTGAACGGTGGGTGGGGGAGTATGTCGGTATCCCGCTGTTGTCAGCATCGTTCGCGGTGTTCGGGATCATCTCCACCGTGGCAGCCATCGAGAGTGCCCCACTCATCGCCACCGCCAACCTGTCCCTGCTACTTGCTGTATCGGCGGGCCTGCTGGCCCGATGGAGGGAGGCGCGAGCCGTCTACCGGCTGGCTACCCACCTGTCGAGAAAGAAGGTGGAGTGATGCTCCCTCTCGCGGTCATCACTGAGTCGGTACTCAACACGCTGATCGTCACCCTGCTCGGGGCTGGTGGGACCGCGTTCATCTGGACGCTGGTGAAGTCTGTCCTCGCGTTCCGGAACTCCGCTGAGTCCCGAGAGGACAAGGCCATCGCCCGTCTCGAGCAGTTCGAGCGGGACTGCCGCAAGCAGTTGGCCCACGAGCGCATGTGGGGTTCGTACTGGCAGCGGCGTGCTGGGGTGATGGAGCACGCTCTGGCATCTGCTGGGATCGAACTCCCGAACTATGACCCGCCACCCTCGGAGTCTCCCTCACCGTTCCCGCTCTGAGGTTCTGAGTCAGAACCACGAGCCACAACCTCTGCGTCCTTGAGGTAGAACGGGTCCTTCACGTCAGCGTCGGGACCGGGGGAGAAGTCCACGTAAAGGTAGCCCGCCTCGGTCACGTGCCAGTCCTCGATGCGCTCGTCCTCGATGAACAGGAGAGCCTCACCGATACGCTTGCTGTCGCGCTTGCCGAAGCGGATCGTGCGGTAGACGCCGAATCCGTCGATGCTCTCCTCGACATTCTCTACGGCGGTGGAGGGGTCGGCCTCAGTGATGAACTGCTTGGCGGCGTACGGCAGGCGGGGCATGGCTTCTCCTAGAACAGTGACGGGTGGTTGTCGGTGGTTACAGCGTCGTCAATCCGGGTGTCGAGTTCATCAGCAAGGATGCCCCACTGGCGACGCTCGTGGGGATCGACGTTGGGGTTCTCGGCCATCATCCGGAAGTAGTCGCGCTGGGACTTCAGTGATGGGGTGCGGGTTCCGAGTTGTAGGCGAGCCCGGTTCACGTTGGCTTCGTGGCGGGCTACCTCGTCCTCCACGTCGTCCATGTTCTTGTGCCGCTTGGTGACGAACCCGCACCGGCAGCGTGCGAACTTCTCGAGTGGACGGTCTGAGTAGTAGGTGACCTTATGCATCAGAGGTACGCCCCCGTCTCAGCGCAGTCGAGAGGAAACCCGGCGCATTGGTCATCATCGCAGTGGTAGTGGTGACAGGACACGCACAGTGCCGTAGGTCCGCCACAGTCGGAGCAGTTGCGCATGTTCGTCATGCTACTTACTCCGATCCTTCACACGCATGTACGCACCCACCGCGAGTCCCACCGGCCACAGTCCGATGGCGAGCACGGCGGCGACGTTGTGCATCGGCTCCCACTGCTCAGGGTTGGAGCGGTAGTCGGCGTAGATGATCGGCATGTACAGCGCGAACCCCATGGCCCACCAGAGGAGTACGAGCCAGATCATTCCTCAGCCTCCCTTGGGTCCAGCGCCTCGACCTCGATGGTCTCAGAGTTGGTGAAGTCCACGTCGATCACAGCCTCCGGACGCAGCGGGAGCAGCACGTTGGAGTTCACCTTGAACCTCAACTTGAGAACCACGCCACCCTGCTTGTTCAGCGAGGGCCGCTTGCTGGTGGTCTTGACGACCCTGGCTCCATCGAGGATCGGGTGACCGTCGTTGTCCTTCCAGTAGTTGCTCCACTTGGGTTCGAGTACGACGTACGCCTCTGCCCACACTTGGTCAGGCTGCTTGCTCATGGTTGCTCCGGTTCTGAGTCTGAACTACTTGATCTTGCGAATGTCCAACTTGTCGTACGCCGCCCGGGTGAACCCCGGAACCTCGGTCTCGTTCACATGCACCCAGCGAATCAGGACTTCCCCTGTTGAGCCCTGCACCCCCTGAAGGTGAACCGACGCCTGCTTCTTCAGCGCCCTGCCGCGCTTCTCGAGTTCCTGCCCCTCGCGGTAGACCTCGATGGCTCCGAGAATCTCCCGGTCCTCGATCCGCCCCTCTACGTCGGTGTCGCGTGCGCGGCACACGCCGAAGAACCCGCACACCGCTGCGCACATCTCACGCGGCGGTTCCTTCCGGGCTTCCTCCTGATGGGTGTAGGCGTACACCACGTCGTCCAGCCACAGTCCCGCTTGAGTCACCACGTCCTCGGAGTACGGCTCGGTCTGGACGTGGACCGCCTTCTCTTTGGCTGACCGGTCGATCCAGAAGTTCCCCACCTGCACTTCGTCCAGTTCGCAGTCGAAGTACCCCAACTGCCATGCACCCTTGGCGTAGCAGTGACGCTGGAACTGCTGCTGCTGGGAGGGACCGTTGCGTCGTACCACGTCGAGCCCGTAGGTGGTCTTGCCGTCGAGGAGCAAGTTGGACTCAGGGAGGATCACGTCAGGGTGTCCAGTCAACGAGTACGTCCGGCCCTCGTCTCCGGGCAGGTCCACCATCACCTGCACCTGCCGGATCACCTTCTCTCCGAGGTACTCCTCCAACGCCTTCTCGGCGTGGTCCCCGATGGCTGTACCGATGAAGGCTGCGAGGTAGTCGGAGTCCTCCGGCACCTGTCGGTCGAGCATCCGGCGAGTGCGCTCGGAGCAGAATCCGAGGTCACTCACCCCAACCCTGAACTCTTTCGACTGCATGGTGCGGTCGGAGAAGTTGGACGAGTCTTGGATCGCCTTGTAGATGCGGGCTGCCAGTTCAGAGTCAGAACTCATGCGACCGGCCTGTCTCTGATGACGAACAGTGGGTCTTGGGTGCAGATCGGATTCATGCAGGCCAGCATGTTCGAGGGCCAGCGTAGGTCCATGGGGAATCCGCAGGTGGGGCAGGGGTGGATGATCTTCTCACGTGTCGCCATCGTCGTCTCCGTCCACGATCCACCGGGCCACGGTAAGAAGGTCCTGAACGGCGGGAGGACGGCTTCCGTTCCCACTCCCGAACGGGCCACCGGTGCTCTCGAGAACGCCCCGTGCGTGGTGCAGCGCGGTGACCCGTGCATCCTGCTCGTC